ATGTTGTCTAATTACTTGACAAATGCTACACTTTATGACTATGGGTCTATTCCGCAAAACAGAAGCAATCAATACTGATCAGCGTTCTTCGCTTTTAGCGCAATACGCCCCTCAAATTATGGGAGAAAATCTTAACTCCCTTTACAACTATGTCCTTCCACGCGTTCAACGCAATGAAGCTATGTCAGTTCCATCAGTTGCTAAGTGCCGTAACCTTTTAAGCGGTGTCATCGGCGGTCTGCCACTTAACCTGTATCGCAAATCAACAGGAGAAGAATTAGGCAATCCAATCTGGGTAGATCAACCTGCAATCAATCAACCACGCTCTGTCACAATGGCTTGGACTGTTGATTCATTGCTTATGTATGGTGTTGCCTATTGGCAAGTTACAGAAGTGTATGCAGAAGATGGCCGACCATCTCGCTTTAAGTGGATTCCTAATGTCAAGGTTACATTTACTACTGACCTTTATGGAATGGAAGTAACACAGTATTACATCGAAGCTGCACCAGTTCCAATGTCAGGTCTTGGTTCGCTTGTTACATTCCAAGCCTTTGATGAAGGTATCCTAGAACGCGGTTCAGAAACTATTAGAGCTGCAATTGATCTTCGTAAAGCAGCAGTATTAGCTGCATCAACTCCAATGCCTTCTGGAGTTCTCCGCAACAATGGAGCAGACCTAGACCCTAAAGAAGTTGCAGGATTACTGGCTGCATGGAAGAACGCTCGCAACAATCGCAGCACTGCTTACTTAACATCTACTCTTGAATATCAGCCAACATCATTCTCACCTAAAGACATGATGTATGACGAGGCACAGCAATTTCTTGCAACAGAAATTAGTCGCTTGTGTAATGTGCCAAGTTATCTTTTGTCAGCTGAAGCCAACCAGAGCATGACATACGCCAATGTGTTGGACGAAAGAAAACAATTTTATTCTCTATCACTAGCTCCTTATGTATGTGCAATAGAAGATCGCTTGTCAATGGATGACATAACTGCTCGCGGTAACGCAGTTAAGTTCGATGTAGATTCTTCATTTCTAGCAACTGATCCAATGGAACGCTTGCTAGTAATTGAGAAGATGCTATCTCTGGGCTTGATTACAGTTGAGCAAGCTATGGAGATGGAAGATTTAACACCTAACGGAAGCGAAGGAATCGCCTAATGGAAAATCAGGTAATCACTTTCTCCTCTGGACTCATTGCCAATGTTGAGGAACGCTTAATCTCAGGCAAGATAGTTCCAGCGGGAACTGGAGAAGTGGGTAACACTTCTGCTGGCAAGGTTGTCTTTGAGAAGGGCGCTATCGCACTTCCAGAAGATCCAAAATCTGTCAAGTTGCTAAACCAACACGACTCACGCCAGCCTCTAGGTAAGGCCACACAATTTACAGAGCAAGAAGATGGCGTTTATGCCTCATTTAAGGTTTCACGATCTAATCGTGGTACAGAAGCTCTTATCCTTGCAGAAGAAGGCTTGCAATCTGGTCTTTCTGTAGGAGTAGAAGTTATCAAGTCAAAGCAGAAGGGCAACATCATGTTCGTCTCTGCTGCTAAATTGCTAGAGGTTTCATTGGTAACTGAGCCAGCATTTAAGTCTGCTCAGGTACTCGATGTAGCGGCTGAGGAAACTCCAGAAGTCGTAGAAGAAGAAATCACACCAACAGAAAGCGAGACAGCTGTGGAGAATACTCCAGAGACAGTTGCAGCACCAGCAGTAGAAGCAGCAGCGGTTGAAGCTGCTCGCCCAACTGTAGTGACAGCAACTACATTCGTGCGCGAGCGCGTAGCACCAATCACATCAGCACAATACCTAGAAGCAAACATCAAGGCAGCACTTGGTGATGACGAAGCTCGCCGCGTAATCCGCGCAGCAGATGATTCAACATCAACAAACACTGGTCTTACACTTGCTCCACACCTAAACACATTCATCACAGATACATTCACAGGCCGTCCTGCATTTGAAGCAGCAACACGCGCAGCCCTAATTGAATCAGGCATGAGCTTCACTGTCCCACGCCTTTATACCAATAATGCAACACCTGACACTGCACCTACAGTTGCAGATACAAACGAAGGTTCAGCACCATCAGAAACAGGCATGACATCTGCTTATGACACAGTAACAGTCAATAAGTTCTCAGGCCTACAGCGCGTATCTTTCGAACTAGTTGATCGTTCATCTCCAGCATTTATGGAATTGATGATGACAGAGCTTCGCAAGGCATACGAGAAGGCTACAGATGCAGCACTTCTAGCAGCATTTATTGCTGATGGAACAACAGCAGCAACTACAGCAGCAACAGCAGCTGGACTACAGTCATTTATTTCTGTAGAAGGTGCAGCAGCATACAAGGGTACAGGCGGAGACTTTGCTAACAAGCTAGTAGCCAATACAGACCAATGGGCTGCCATCACCGGATACGCGGATAGCACTGGACGAGCATTGTATTCAGCACAAGGTGCAACATACAACGCAGCAGGTACAGCAGTAGCTACATCTGTTCGTGGAAATATATTAGGCACCGACCTAATTGTTGATCACAACATCGCTGCATCTGGCGTAATCGATAACTCAGCGTTCTTGGTTGCACCAGCTTCTGTCTATTGCTGGGAATCACCAACTACACAACTTCGCGTTAATGTCTTGACATCAGGCGAGATTGAAATCAACCTTTACGGATACTTGGCAATCTACCTTGCTAAGTCAGGTAAGGGTGTTCGCAAGTTCAACCTAACTTAATAAAAATAGGTAACTAAGTCGCTCAGAGGGGGCAGTAGCCCTCTGCTCCCTCTGGGTCTTTAGAAAGGAATCAGGATGGCACTTACAACAGTCGCAGAACTCCGCAGCACTCTCGGAGTCGGTACTCTGTATCCTGATGCCACTTTACAAGAAGTGTGTGACGCTACAGATGCAGTCCTGCTTCCAATGCTTTGGGTCAATACTAATTTTGCTACTGCTCACTCTAATCAGGGAACAGTTGGAACTCTTTATTTTGATACAACCGTTCAAGATGTTTATTATGTAGGCCAGACTGTTAATATCACAGGCGCAGGTGCGCATTTTAACGGCAATAAAACTATTACTGGAGTCGGTGATTACACAATCACAGTAATTACAAACCATGTTACAGATTCAACTAAGCACCCATTTAATCCTTTTGCCACTGTTACTGCATCTACTTACCAAGACTGGGCAGAAGATAAAGCAGTCCAGCAAGCAGCTTTGATGGTATCTGTAGAAATCTGGCAAGCAAGAACCGCTACCCTTTCAGGTTCTAACTTGGTCGATTTCCAGCCAAGCCCTTATCGAATGTCAGCTCAGCTGCTCGCTAAGGTGCGAGGATTGATTGCACACGCGCTAAGCCCTAACTCAATGGTCGGATAATGCCTCCAGTTGCCATTACTACACTCAGAACCACTTTAGCGACTGCCCTAGTCAATAACGCTAAGTGGCAGACCTTTGCATTTCCTCCAGCTACAGTTCTGGCTAACTCAGTTATTGTGTCACCCGATGATCCATACTTGACACCTAACAATAACTCTCAGATTTCTATTAGCCCTATGGCTAACTTTAAGATAGTAATCACAGTGCCACTCTTTGATAATGAGGGCAACCTTAACGGCATAGAGGACACAGTAGTCAGTGTGTTCGCACTACTTGCTGCATCTTCTCTGGTCTATAATGTAAGCGCAATCAGCGCACCTAGCGTTCTCAATGCTGCAAGTGGAGACTTGCTAAGCTGCGAGATGTCCGTATCAATCCTAACGAGTTGGAGCTAACCATGACCGACATGGCACAGTGGGAAAAAGAGCAGGAAGCTTTCTTGATCAAAATCGGTCAGGTAAAGCCAGCAGCAAAGCCAGTAACTAAGAAAGAAGAGGAATAATCCGATGGCAGTTTATTTAGCAAATACAGGAGTTCTAACTGTTAATTCGGTTGATCTCTCATCATTGGTCACAAATGTGGTCATCAATCGCTCATTTGATGAGCTGGAGATAACAGCTCTTGGGGACTCAGGGCACAAGTTCGTTAAGGGATTGGAAGCTTCAAGCATCACAATCGACTTCCTAAACGACTCAGCATCTGCAAAGACACTCCAGACATTGAACACCACATGGGGCACAAGCGTTACTGTGACTTTCAAGCAGACATCAGCAGCTACATCTGCTGAGAATCCACTTTACACAATGACTTGCTTAATCAATAACACAACACCTGTCAATGGTGCTGTTGCTGATCTATCAACTCAGTCTGTAACATGGAATGTTATGGGCACAATCGCAATCACAACAAGCTGATAATTAACTAACAAAGGGGCAAACTCATGGCAAAACTAAAGATAGTTCGTACAGATGGAAGTATTGTTGAAGGAGAAATTACTCCAGCAGTGGAGTATTTCTTTGAGCAACAGACTAAAATGGGTTTTCATCGTGCCTTTCGTGAAGAAGAAAAACAGTCACATGTCTATCTTTTGGCTCATGAGGTTATCCGCAGGTCAGGTGAAACTGTAAAGCCTTTTGGGATGGAGTTTATCGAGACACTAAAAAGTGTTGAGGTTCTAGACTCTGACCCTTTAGCATAAAGCGAGATTTGCCATTCACCTACCTAATCGCTCGATTGAGCATTAGGTTGCAAATCCCGCCACAAGCACTATTGGAATTAGATAACACCATGCTCGATGCACTTGTGCAGGGGCTAAAGGATGAAGCGAAAGAGGTAAGCGATGCAAATAGAATTAAGAGGAAACGCTGACCTCCGTAAAGCATTACGCCGCTTCGCTCCTGATTTAGAGAAGTCTCTTAAAATTGAACTAAAGCGCGGGCTTGCCCCAGTTGCACAAACGGCTAGGGGCTATGTTCCGTCTCAATCACCTTTAAGCGGTTGGGCTGATAGATCCTTTAATGAGGGCAGTTTTCCTACATTTTCTGCTTCAACAATCAAGTCTAAGATTGGCTATAGCACAGCAGTTACAAAGCGAAATGCTAGAGGCTTTAATTCTATGGCTTCTGTATTTAACAATTCTCGCGCAGGTGCTATTTATGAGTCTGCTGGTCGCAACGGCGCACAAGGTCAGCCGTGGGTAGGGCCTAAAGGCCCAGCAGGTAAAAAGTATTCACACTCTCGCAACCCTAAAGCTGGGCAACAATTTATTGCTGCTATGCCTCCGCTTACAGGAAGCCTAAAAGGTCGTGGTCGTTTAATCTTTAGAGCATGGGCTCAGAACAAGGGTGTAGCAGAAGGGATTGTCAATAAGGCAATTACTACAGCAGAACTAGAATTGTTAAAGAGATCTAGAGCTGGAGCATTAGGGAGAGCAGCGTGAATTATCAAGAAGTAATTAACATTGCATCCAAGTTCGATGCTAAAGGATTTAAGCAAGCTGAGACGGCTTTAGGAAAGTTATCGGGTACTGCCAAAAAGGTTGCAGGTAGTTTAGGCCTAGCATTCGGTGCTGCCGCTATTACTTCTTATGGCAAGGCAGCAGCTAAGGCATTTGCAGATGATGAAGCAGCAGCCCTTCGACTTAGCAGAGCAGTTGAAAATCTAGGCATTGGTTTTGCCAATCCTGCTATTGCTGATTTTATATCGAATCTAGAGAAGTCAGCCGCAGTTGCAGATGATATTTTGCGTCCAGCTTTTCAGGGCTTGCTGACCACTACTGGCTCATTAGTCCAGTCCCAAAAACTTCTCAACGATGCCATCACAATTAGCCGAGCATCTGGCATTGACCTAGCCACTGTCACAGAGGATTTAGGCAAAGGCTATGTAGGCATAACCAGAGGGCTTTCTAAATACAACACAGGATTAACCAGAGCAGAACTCACATCTAAGTCATTCAATGAGATTCTTGGAGTTATCCTCAAACGATCCGCAGGCGCGGCTGAGGATTACCTAGACACTACTGCTTACAAGTTTAATGTTCTTAGTGTTGCATCATCCAATGCATCAGAGATTATTGGTGGCGGTCTAGTTGATGCCTTCGCCCTAATTGGTGGTGGCACAGATGCCTCAGATGCCGCTTATGTTATTGAGACTATTGCCAGCGCACTTGCTAAGGTCACAGTCCAGACTGGTAGAACTATCGGTGTCATTCCAACACTGATTGCTAATCTAAAGAAATTACCAAGAGAAATCTTCTCAGGGTTTGTAGGTAAGCAATTCGGAGTTAATGTCAATGTCAAACCCAAAGAAGAAGAAGTCAAATTAACTCTCACTCAAAAGAGACAACAAGAACTGCTTGCTAAATTAGAAAAGGACTCTTTACGCAGAGAGCGTGAAAGACTTGCTCTCAAGAATAAGCAGTTAGCCACAGACAAAGCCAAAGCAATTATTGCTAAGGGTGAGGCAGCCCTTCTCAAGGGCGAGTCTGTCTTTGATATGGATAAAATCCAGATTGCAGCAGCTCTTACTAATCAGGCTGAGCAACTAGGCAAGGCAACCAGCGCAGCTCAGTTCTTGCAGATTGCCAATGACACTGCTCGCCTTAATGTTAAGAAGTCAATCCTTGCCTTAGAAGATGCTATTGCCTCTAAGGATGAAGCAGCCATTATTGCTGCTACTAACAAACTCAATGCTGATCTCAAAATACTTGGTGCTTTAGGCTTACAGGATATAAAGCTAAAAGACATCAAATCAATTCTTGATAGTCTCAAGCCTAAAGACTTAATCAATCTTGCCAATCTAGATGCTGCTATTGCTAAATTGAACGCTATGAATGCCATAACTGGGCAGCCTAAAATAAATGGTGCTGGTAGTGCAGGCGGAGTTAGTTCTTCTGGCATTCCTGTTGGAGATTTTGTGCCTACAATCCCTACAAGTGGTGTATCTATTGGAGCAATTTTAGAGTTTGCCGATGCTGCGACAGCCAGAGCCAATGCAATGGCAGCTCTTATAGAAGCGCAGAATGCAGCAGATGCAGCCGCATTCGCTAACAGTTCTCTAAATAACTTTAATATAACTATTCAGACTGGTGTTGGAGACCCTAACGCTATTGCTGAAACTCTAGACCAGTATTTGCAGGGCGCTTTAGATCGTGGAACTTTAAGGCTTCGCTAATGACATGGCTACCAGAATGGCGTGTGACAGTAGGTGATGATGTCTATACGACTGTCACCTCTGTTTCCTATGCCACTGGTCGGCTAGACATTGACCGCCAATGCACAGCAGGTTACTGCCGAGTAGAAATCATCAATACAGATGGTTCACCTTTTACCATAAATGTTACTGAGCCAATCACTTTAGAGTTAAAGAATACATCTGGTACTTACATCACTGTCTTTGGTGGTGAAGTCTCTGACTTCTCTATCGGTGTTAGAAGCCCAGAAGAATCAGGCTTTATCACCACAGGCACAATCTTAGGCATTGGCTCACTAGCAAAGCTGACTAAGGCTATTTACAACACTGCCCTGTCAGAAGGATTAGATGGCGCACAGA